GTCGAGGAAGGAGCGGCAGACATGCCGAAGATCACCGTGCACGGCGGGCCCTCGGTAGCGGGCGCGTCCATGGTGGGCGGCTCGTGGTCCAGCGAGGGCGACCCGGACATCTGGCCGGAGCCCGCGGGAGAGGAAGGGGGTGAGGAGTCATCCCCTGGGAGCAGCTCCGAGACATCACCCGAGAAGCCGTCGAACGATTCCGAGCCGAGCGAGACGCCGACCCCCAAGCGTGCCCGAACGACGGCCAGCCGCTCGAAGAAGGGCCAGACGGACAGCTCTTCTGCCGCTTCGACGGATGGCGACCAGACGGCCGGTACGTCGGCTGCTGACGAGTCCTGACCCCGTCCACCGCTACGACACCGAGAGGAGGTGACGAGAGATGACGACACCCTGGTACGCGACCCGCGAGGAGATCAAAGCCGAGCTGGACGTGAAGGAGACTGCGCGCTCCAACGCGAGGATCGACCGCGCGCTGGCCGATGCGACCGAGGCCGTTGAAGGCCTGACGCACCGCGTGTTCTACCCGGTGCAGGACGCCCGCAAGATGGACTGGCCGCCGCGCGCCGGGATGACCCCGTGGATCCTGCGCCTCGACGCAAACGAGGTCATCTCCGTCACCTCCCTCACCTCCGGAGGCGTGACGATCGCCCCCGGCGACTACCTCCTGCGGCGCGCCGACGACGAGGCTGAGCCTCCGTACACGCGCATCGAAGTCAACCTCGGCTCCAGCGCTTCGTTCGGTGGGGGCCGCACCTACCAGCAGGACATCACCGTCACCGGGCTGTTCGGCTACCGCAACGACGAGACGGCGGCCGGCACCACCGTCGAGGTCCTCGACGCGACCGAGAACGGGATCGACGTGGACGCGACGGTGTCCGCGGCGGTGGGTGTCGGGTCCCTGCTCCGCATTGACGCGGAGCGGGTCATCGTCACGGGGCGGTCGATGCTCGACACCGGGCAGACCCTCGGCGGCAGTGGCCTTACGAACGTCAACAACTCCGTCGTCGGCACCGTGCAGAACGGGGCCGCCTTCGCTGCGGGGGAGACGATCCTCATCGACGGCGAGCGGATGCGCGTCGATGAGATCGCGGGCAACGCCCTGGTTGTGACCCGCGCCTGGGACGGCTCGACGATCGCCGCGCACGCCGTCGGCGCCTCCATCTACGCCCCGCGCACGCTCACTGTGGTCCGTGGCGCGCTCGGTACGACGGCCGCCACCCACAGCAACGGGGCGAGCGTCTACCGGTGGGACGCCCCCGGGAGCGTCCGGCAGCTGTGCGTCGCAGAGGCGCTCGTCGATCTGCTGCAAGGCCGCTCCGGGTACGCGCGGACCGCCGGGTCCGGGGAGAACGAGCGCGAGGCGTCCGGCAAGGGGATCGCTGACCTGCGGGCCCGCGTCCACACCAGCCACGGCCGCAAGGCTCGAACGAGGGCGGTCTAGTCATGCTCCTTGACGTCTCCAGCAGCAGCCGCGGCCCCCTCTTCGACGGACGGGCCCGCGCCGCCGCGAACGCCTACGTCAACCGGCTGGAACGCGACCTCGCCGAAGAAGGCCTGTCGATCCTGCGCGGCGAGATGCACCGCGTGTTCCGCAACCCGACCGGCTACTACGAGTCCCGCTGCCAGGTCATCGAAGGCCACAAGATCTCCGACAGCCGCGTCGTGTACGGGCCGTGGCTCGCCGGCATCGGCTCCCGGAACTTCCCCGTGACGAAATTCAAGGGCTATGACCACTGGATCGTCACCCGGGACAAGCTGAACGCCCGCAAGGTCGGTATCGGTGAGCGGCTCCTGCGCCGGTACACGGGACGGATGTGATTGCCGTGGCCCTCGATCTCCTCGCCTACCGCAGCGCGGCCATGTCCCACGCTCAGAGCCTCGGCCTGTTCGGGCAGGTGCTGGACCACGAGCCCGTATCGGCTCCCGGTAGCGGCCTGATCTACGCGGTGTGGGTTACCGACGTCGTACCGATCCCGGCCCTGTCCGGTCTCAACTCGGTGTCGGTGCGGCTGGAGTTGAACGGGCGGGTGTTCATGCCTGCGGACACGGAGCCGCAGGGCGGCGTCGACATTGCCGTGACCGATGCGGTGAACGGGCTGATGAACGCCTACGCGGGCGACTTCGAACTCGGCGGGACCGTCGCGGAGGTGGACCTGCTGGGCATGCACGGCGCCAGCGTGCGGGCCCGGTTCGGATACACGCGGCTCGACTCGACGACATACCGGGTGGCCACGCTCACGGTGCCCCTGATCATCAACGACGTGTGGACGGAGGCCCCGTAGTGGCAAAAACAGGCGGGCTTGGGGACGCGCTCTACCTGGCGGGCAACAACCTGTCCGGCGACATCACCGCCCTCGGCAACATCGGTGGCGGCCCTGCCGTCCTGGCGACCACCGGCATCGACAAGTCCGCGATGGAGCGGATCGGCGGCGTACGTGATGGGCGCCTGGAGATGACCGCGTGGTGGAACCCGACCGGCGCACACCCGGTGCTCGCGGCGCTGCCCACTGGGGACGTGCACCTGATGTACTGCCGCGGCACCACGCTCGGCAGCCCTGCGGCGGCGATCGTCGCCAAACAGGCCAACTACGACGGCCAGCGCGCGAACGATGGGTCGTTCTCCTTCTCTGTGTCCGCGCAGGCGAATGCGTACGGCCTGGAGTGGGGTTATCTCCTGACCGCTGGGCAGCGCACCGACGTGGCGGCGACGAACGGCACCGGCGTGGACTTCGGGTTGGGCAGCTCGCCGCTGTTCAACGGGCAGGCCCTGTTCGGCGCGCAGGCCTATTTGCAGGTGTTCGCGTTCACCGGCACCGATGTGACGATCAAGGTCCAGGACAGCGCGGACAATGCGACGTTCGCGGACGTCGCTGGGATGACGTTCACTGCGGTCACTGCCGCGCCTGGGGTGCAGCGGATCGCTACCGCGTCGGGGCAGACGGTGCGCCGCTACCTGCGCGCGGTGACCACGACGAGCGGCGGTTTCACCTCGGCGACGTTCGCGGTGGCCGTGGCCCGCAACGACGTCTCGACGGTCTTCTAGGGAGGTGAGTTTCTGATGCGTATCGAACCGAACATGCCAGCCCACCTCTACCAGACGTACTCCATCACCGCGCCGATGGACACCACGGTCGTCGCCGCATGCGAGCAGGTCGCCTGTCCAGCGTGGACGCGCGGCTGGGACTCCGTCATCGACGAGCGGACCGAGCTCGGCAAGCAGCAGGCCCACTACATCCGCACTCAGTCCGGGCGCACGTTCCGGGAGATGAAGACGGACGCCGGGCTGACCGTGTTCCGCTTCGAGGCACACCAGCGGTGTTTCGAGGAGCACCGCACTCGCCCGGAGATCTACCTCGTCCGCGATGGCGACCACCGGGGTAACCCGACCGGTCGGCGGCGGCAGCACACGCGCCCAGCGGACTGGGTGGAGGACATGGCCGAGAACCAGGGCCACCTCATCGACCTGCGGGAGAGGGGCTGAGGTGAGCGGCTACCGCATCGAGATCGACGACACCGACTTCACCGGTGAGTGCGAGGACATCGACTTTGCTACCCGTCGCCTGGTCTACGAGGAGTCCAACGGCCGCAGTGCTCTGCGCTTCCTCGGGCCTGCGGGGTTCCAGCTGACGCTGATCAACCCGACGGACCAGGCGCGGGCTCTCGTGGACGACGGGCGATCCACCCGAACCGTGAAGATCACGTGCAACGGCCACTCCATCAGCCATCCCGTGCGCTTCCTCAAGGAATGGACCACAACGGACGGCGTGCGCAAGGTCTTCGGGGCTCTTGCCTGGGACACCGACCGCGACGCGCAGTGGGTCAACGAACCGCAGCTCGCCGAGGCGTAGCTCCAATCAGAAGGGTGTAGACCATGGCAAAGACCTCAGGCCTCGGCTGGAGCGTGTGCTCCGTGGACGATGCAGCGGGCGTCGTCCGCACGATCATCAACGACGTCACGAACTTGCAGTTCGCGACGCCGCGCGCCGTGCAGGACATCACGGGCGTCGACAAGAGCGCGATCGAGCGGCTCCTGCTCCTCGCGGATTTTTCGATCACGCTGAACATCGTCGCGAACTTCACGGCGAACCAGGCCCACGACGTGTTCAAGACCGTCCCCAGTACCTCCGTCGCCCGGACCACGACCCTCACCGTCGCTGGCAAGACGTTGGCGAACGAAGTGCTGTACACGGACTACCCGTTGCAGAGGTCCGCGTCCGGCGAGCTCACCGCTTCGGTGCCTGGCGTCCTCGCGGACGGCACCGTACCAACCTGGGCATAGCGGTCAACTCGGACACACTTTGAAAGGCGGCACGGCCGTGGGCTACAAGACCAAGGTCAAGACCTACACGATCAACTTCGCCCCGGGCCACGAGCACCACGGGGCCGAAGCCAAGGTCCGCGGCATGTCTCTCGGCGAGTACATGGAAGCGACCGGACTCGACGGAGGCGACGGCGACGGCAACGCCGGAAGCCTGAAGAACTTCATCAGCCACCTCGTGAGCTGGAACCTCGAAGACGAGGACACCGGGCAGCCGCTCCCGCCCACCGAGAAGGGCGTGCTGTCCGTGGACCACGACCTGATCGTGGCCATGAACAACGCGTGGATCCAGACCCTCACGGGGGTCCACGGCGCCGACCCTTTGCCCGAGAGCTCGACCTCTGGCGAACAGTCCCCGGTGCCGTCGATTCCGATGGAACCCCTGTCCGAGAGCCTCGCGAGCTGAAACGGGCGCGGTGGGTGCTCGGACTGTGCGACCGGTTCAAGTGCCTGCCCAGCCAGCTGTACGAGGAGGACACGGATCTACTGCGCCTGATCGCGATCGAGCGGCTCGGCGCAGCACCCGAGGAGCCAGGAGGGGAGGTGGGCAATGTCTGATGACGTGACGATCACAGTGCGGGTTGATGACCGCACAGCGGCCGGGTTCCGTGACGTCGACGGGCGACTCCGCGACATGCGCGGCAGGTACGCGACGGCGGCCGGGGACGTGCAGCGGTCGTCGTCGAAGGCAGATAAGGCCATGGTCGACATGCGGGCGACGATGCTGTCCCTCGCCCCGGCCGTGATTCCGGTCGCTGCCTCCCTCGCCCCGGTTGCGCTGCATGCGGGGGCGGCGGGGCTGGCGGTCGCTGCGTTCGGTGCTGCGGTGATTCCGCAGATCGGGAATCTGAAGGACGCGGCCGGCGCGCAGGACAAGTACACGCAGGCCGTCACGAAGTACGGGGCGCAGTCGAAGCAGGCCATGGCGGCGCAGCAGTTCGTTGCGGACACGCTATCGGGGATGCCGAAGGCGACGCAGCAGGCGTCTGCCGCGTACTCGAATCTGCGGGACAAGTTCCAGGCGTTTTCCGACAGCAACGCGAAGTTCACGATGGCCCCGGTCGAGAAGAGCTTCGCGGTGCTTGGGCAGATCCTGCCGAAGCTGACCCCGATGGCTCGCGGCGCCTCGACGCAGCTGGACCGGCTGGTGACCGTCGCGGGCGGCGCGGTCAACACGAGCGGGTTCGACGCGCTGTCGAAGAAGGTCGGCACCTTCGCGAACTCGTCGTTGAAGAGCGCGACGGACGGTGCGATTCACTTCATGCGGGTGCTGTCGGAGGGCAAGTCGTCCGGCCCGATCGCGTCGTTCTTCGCCTACGCCAAGGCGCAGGGGCCGGCCGTCAAGGAACTGCTGACGAACGTGGCCAAGGCCGTCAGCAACCTGCTTCAGGGCGCGTCGCAGGCTGGCCCGGGGATGCTGTCGTTGGTCAACGCGTTCGGCAAGCTGGTCGCGGCGGTGCCTCCGTCGCTGATCGGCAACCTGATGCAGGTGTACGCGGCGTTCAAGCTGATCAAGCTGGCGGGTGCGGGGATCGGCGTGGCAGCGGAGGGCATCACGTCCATGCGGACGGCTATCACGGGGCTGACTGCGGCGTCGGCTGCGGCGGGCGGTGGGATGGCGGGTCTGCGGGCCGCGTTCATGTCGCTGGGGACTGCGGCGAAGGCAACCGTGGTCGTGGCGGGTATTGCTGCGGTCGCGGTGGTGTTCTCGAAGTTGTCGGACATGGGGAAGAAAGCACCTCCGGACGTCGACAAGATGACGACGGCGCTCGGCAATCTTGCCCGTACAGGCAAGGTCGGTGGCGAGGCCGCACGCTCCTACGGCAAGGATCTGAGCGGTCTCGGCGACTCGCTGCGCACCCTGTCGCGCCCGTCGAACTTGGACAAGACGCAGCAGTTCCTCACCTCGCTGGTCGGTATGGACTCGACCCCGGTGAAGAAGGCGAAGGAAGATTTCGACGGCATCGACAAGGCTCTGGCCAACTTGGTCAGGGGCGGCAAAGCCGATATGGCCAAGCAGGCTCTTGACGACACGATCAAGAGCCTGAAGAAGCAGGGGTTCACCTCGAAGGAGGTGACGTCTCAACTCGACGATTACAAGTCGGCGCTGGCGGATCAGGCGCTGGAGCAGAAGCTGGCCGCCGAGTCGCAGGGCCTGTTCGGGCAGGCGGCTCAGGACACGGCCGCGAAGCTGGACTCGCAGAAAGCATCGGCCGACGGGCTGCGCGGTGCGATCCAGGCTCTCAACGATGTCCAGCGCCAGGGCCTCGGCGGGATGATCGGTTTCGAGTCGGCGATCGACGCGGCATCGAAGGCCGCGAAGGACAACGCAGGCGCGCTCAGCATGAATCACGGGGTCCTCGACCTGAACAGCGAGAAGGCGCGGAACGCGGCGTCCGCGTTGCAGGACCTCGCGGACAAGACCGACTCGGCCGCCACCTCTGCGCGGGAGTCCGGGTCGTCGTGGGAGACCGTCAACGGGATCTACGCCCGGGGCCGGTCCGAGCTGGTCAAGTCGGCGCGGGCCATGGGCCTGTCCAAGACGGAGGCCGGGCAGCTCGCAGACCAGATCCTGCGTATCCCGGACAAGAAGTCCACGAAGCTGGAGATGCGCACGGAGGACGCGGTCACCGGGCTCGACTCGGTGCTCGGGGCGTTGAAGAAGACCCCGAACGCGAAGAGCGTCAAGGTCAGCGCGCTCACGGACGATGCGGTGTCGATGCTGCGCGACCTGGGTCTGAAGGTCACCAGGTTGAAGGACGGCCGCTTCCAGGTCACGGCGAATGGGAAGCCCGCGAAGAGTGCGATTGACGCGGTGCAGCGGGCCCGTGATGGCCTGAAGGACAAGACGATCACCCTGTCGGCGCGGGACCGGGCCAGCGCGGCGGCACGCGCGATCCAGGCGGCCATCAACGCATTGCGCAGCAAGACCGTCACCATCACCACGGTGCGGGAGCAGATCGCGAAGTACAGCACGATCGGCCGTCCCGCGCAGGGCCAGGGCGGGGTGTCGAAGTTCGCGACCGGCGGGCACATTACGGGCGGCTCTGGTGTCGAGGACGATGTGCCGCTGTTGGCGATGGGCGGGGAGTTCATCGTCAACAAGCGGCAGACGCAGAAGTACCGGTCCATGCTGGAGGCGATCAACGAAGACAGGGTGCCGCGGTTCGCGAAGGGCGGCGTCACCGCGGCGGAGAAGAGCGCCCGCTCTGCGCTGGCCGGCGGGTTCGGCATCTCCCACTTCGGCCGGATGGCCGGCTACTCGACCACCCCGTTCGAGAAGTCCCTCGGGAGTCCTGCCGATCTGGGCAGCCTCACGCAGGCGTTGAACGAGGCCGCAGGCCAGATCAAGGCTGCGTTCAGCGGCCGGAAAGAAACGGGCCTGCTCAAGGAGCTGGACTCCGTAGGCAAGAGCCTGATCCGGTACGACAAGAGCCTGTACAACGTCACCCGCAGCCTCGACAGCGCGAAGTCCAAGCTGGACAGCCTCAAGAACAGCGCGTCGCAACTGTCCGACTCGGTGAAGTCGAACGTCCTGTCGTCGTCGAGCATCACGCAGGGCGTCTCCGCGGGGAGCACCGTCACCGTCGCTTCCCTCATGGGCGGCCTGACCCAGTCTCGGGACAAGGACAGCGCGTTCGCGGACGCGCTGAAGGGCCTGAAGTCGAAGGGCCTGTCGAAGGATCTGATTCAGCAGATCGGCGAAGCGGGTGTCAACGGGGGCGGTCTGGAGACCGCGGGCGCGCTGCTGGGTGCGTCGTCGTCGGAGATCTCGTCGATCAACTCGCTTCAGGGGCAGATCGCGAAGGCTGCGGGGTCTGCGGGGAAGGCGACCTCGGACGCGGTGTACGGGGCTGCGATCAAGGCGCAGGAGAAGCTCGTCAGCTCGCTGACCAAGCAGCAGGACAAGTTGGAAAAAGCTATGAGCAATCTCGCGAAGGTCATGGAACGGGCCCTCGCGAAGGCGGTCAAGGGGAAGGCCTCGGGCGGCATCGTCGGCGCCGCTGCGTCGGGTGGCCTGCGCGGGGGTCTGACGTGGGTGGGCGAGCACGAGCCGGAGCTGCTGGACCTGCCGGTGGGGTCGCGGGTGTGGTCGGGCCCGGACTCACGCCGCATGGCAGCGACGGGCGGCGGCGGGTCCAGCCAGCCGATCGTCATCCAGCTGAAGTTCGGACAGCGCGAGTTCGGCCAACTGTGGGTGGACACCGGCCGCCACGAGATCCGCACCCGCGGTGGGATCCAGGCCACCTTCCAGACCACGAAATAACACGAAGGAGAAGGAATGCCCTACAAGGTGTGGAACGGCCCGGCGCCGACCACGGCTGCTCAGCAGTCGGTGACGACGGGCACGGCCATCAAGACGATGCTTCAGGTGGCCACGCCCTCGACCCGTCAGATCCAGCTCATCGCCTGGGGATTCAGCGTCGATGACCCGCCCGGCGCGGACGCCGTCGTCGAGCTGCTCCAGACGGACGTGGCCGCCACGGTCACCGCGCACGTCGCCTCGGGAATCCAGCCCCTCGACCCGAACGGCACACCGTCCCTGTGTGTCGGCGGTACCGCCCTGACCGGCTACACCGCGTCCGTCGAGGGCGCGACGACCGCGTCCCGCACGTTCGACACGGTGTCCCTCAGCTCGGTCAGCGGCGAGTCCCCGCTCACCTACACCTACCAGTGGATGCCCGACGAGCGGCCCATCGTCGCCGTGAGCCGCTTCCTCCGAGTGCGGGCAACGACCCCGACGACCGCGGTCGACATGCGCTGCTGGGTCGTCTTCAACGAGGTGGGCTGACCCGTGCAGTCCGGTCTGGCCCCTCAGCTCGCGGCGTGGCAGCGCCGCATGTCCAACGTGCCCGGCCCCAACCGGCCGTCCGGGGAGGTCAGCACCGGCGACCCCGTCACTGTCGAGCTCCTCATCAACGGCGTGTGGGTGGACATCACCGGATTCGCGATGGTGCGGGACGACAGCGGCGCGATCGGCATCACCCGCGGGATCCGCGACGAGGGCAACCAGACCGAGCAGTCCACCGCGCACCTGACCCTCGACAACCGCGATGGCCGGTTCTACACACGGAACCCGTCGGGCGTGTGGTACGGGCTGATCAGGCGTAACCAGACGCTCCGGGTGAGCGTCCCGGACGGGCTCGGCGGGAAGTCGTACCGGTTCTGGGGTGAGGCGTCTCAGTGGGCGCCGTCGTGGGATACGACCGGTACGGACGTGTGGACGGACGTCTCGGCGAACGGAATCTTGCAGCGTCTCGCGCAGGGCCCGGCTCCCGAACGCAGCGTGATCTACAACGCGGTCACCGACCCGCTGCCCGCGAGCGTGGTGGCGTACTGGTCGTGCGAGGACCCGTCGGATTCGACGACGATCGCGTCCGCCCTCATCAGCGGCTCCCCGATGACCATCTCCGGAACCCCGAACCTCGCCTCGTACAGCGGGTTCGGCGCGTCGGATCCGCTGCCCGATCTCACCGCGAGCTACCTGTCCGGCGGGGTGGTCGCCTACGACGAACCCACCGCGACACAGGTCCGCTTCCTCTGCTTCATCCCGGCTGCCGGGCTGTCGGACGGCAAGGTGATCTGCTCGATCGATCAGGTCGACTACTCGGCCGGCTCGGCGCAGTTCTGGGAGCTGTACTACTCGACCACCGATGCGTCCAACTCGCTGGTACTGCGCACGTGTGCGGCGGACGGCACGTTTCTCGGTATCCAACTGCCCCACACCTTGGATGTCCGCGGCCGTCAGATGTACGTGTCCGTCGAGTTGCAGGAGTCCGGGACGGCGATCACCCGAACGGTGCGGATCACGGACGTCAAGACCGGGGCGACGTCGAGCGTCACCGACACGCAGAACGTGACCCAGCTTTCCCGCGTGGTCAAGGTGCAGTTCGGTCCCGCGGCTCGTGCCACAGCTGGCCCGGCCGGCAGCCAGTACCTGCCTGGGGTGAGCATCGGGCACGTCACGGTGGAGAACGCGATCAGCCCTGTGGGCGCGCTCGGGGTACGACTGAACCCGATCGGAGAGGCCGCGGGCCGCCGCATTCAGCGGCTGTGCGACGAGAGCGGGATCGCGTTCGACTGGGTGGGAGACCTCGACGACACCGTGGACATGGGCGCGCAGGCCAAGAGCAATCCGCTCAGCCTGATACAGGAAGCCGTGTTCGCCGACGATGGACTCCTCTTCGAGAACCTCGCCGTGCTCGGCCTCGGCTACCGCACCCGCGCCAGCCTGTACAACCAGGACCCCGACCTGATCCTGAACTACACGGGCTTCCAACTGTCCGAGATCCCCACCCCTGTGGAGGATGACCGCTACCTCGCCAACAAGGTCACTGTCAGCGTGGGCGGCGTCACCGCGACCTATGAGGAGACAGCCGGGCCGCTGTCGACAGCACCCCCGCCGGCGGGCGTGGGCGTGTACGGGCCAAACTCCAACTCTGCCCTGGCGCTGAACCTGGCGACGTCGGACGAGCCGACGCTGCTGGACCATGCGGCGTGGCGCGTCCACCTCGGCACGGTCGACGAGGCGAGGCACCCGCAGATCTCCGTGAACCTCTCGCACTCCTCGATCACCCCGGACATGCGGCGGGCGATCCTCGGTCTGCGGATGGGCGACCGGGTCCAGATCATCAACCCCCCGTCGTGGCTGGGTGGCGACACGATCGACCAACTGATCCTCGGGTTCTCCGAGTCGATCACGCACTTCGTGCACAAGCTCACGTTCACGTGCGCGCCCGCGAGTCCGTACAACACGATCGGCTACCTCGACACCCAGGCGGCCCGGATCGACACAGACGGCAGCCAGCTCGTCACGGACCTCACCTCGACCACGACCAGCGTCACCGTGGCCGCCACCTCGGGCCCGGTCTGGGTCCAGTCCGGGCAGCTCAACACGAACCGCGGTTTCGAGACCGACCTCAACAACTGGACTGCGTCCGGGGCCACGCTCGCCCGCGTGGCCACGCCTGGCACGCCGCCGTTCGGCGGCTCGTGGTCGATGCAGATCACCCCGGACGGAGTGAGCCAGTTCCCGAACGCGGGCAGTGAGCAGATCGCGGTGACCGTGGGCCAGCAGTACACGCTGTCCGGGTGGCTGCTGTGCGCCACGAGCCGCAATGTCGATCTGAACATCAACTGGTTCGACGCCGCGCACGCCTATCTGACGACCACGTCCAACGACCAGGCGGTCACCGCCAACGTGTGGACGTTCTTCCAGCTCACCGCCACAGCTCCAGCGTCCGCCGTGTACGCGAACCTGGCCCCGACGGTGCCCAATTTCCCGCCCGCGGCGGACGTCCTCTACGCCGACGAGATCGTTTTCCGTCTCGCCACCGACACCACCAACGACGACTTCCCCTTCGACATTCGCGTGGGCGGCGAGGTCATGCGGGCGGGCGCCATCACCCCGGCGATCCTCGACACGTTCACCCGCACCCAGGCGAACACCTGGGGATCCGCAGACACGGGACAGGCGTGGACCGCATCGGGCGGCCCGGCGTCCGACTACTTCACCCAGGGCGCCGAAGCAGTGCATTCCGTGAGCGCCATCAACTCGAACCGGTTCACCTTGATCCCGTCGCCGACGGCGGACGTCGACCTGCAAATCGACGTGGCAACGAACGCTCTCGCCACGGGCGGCCCGCAATACACGCACCTGATTGCGCGCGCCACCGACGTCAACAACAACTACAACGCACGCATCGCATTCAATGCGGACCAGTCGCTCACGCTGGTGCTGGAGAAGCGCATTGGCGGCGTCCAAACCGATTTCGCGACCGTGGCCATTCCGGGGACCCATGCGGTGTTCGCTTTTTTCAGTCTGCGCTTCCAGGTGCAGGGGTCGACGCTGCGGGCCAAAGCGTGGCCGCGCGGTTCGATCGAGCCGCCGGTCTGGCAGGCGACCGCCACCGACTCCGCACTGTCGGCTGCCGGGTCGGTCGGGGTCCGTTCGATCCTTGACGGCGCCAACACGAACGTATTGCCCGTGGTGTTCACGCACGCCGTTTTCCAACTGCTGAATCCGCAGACCTTCACTGTCGCCCGCTCCATAAACAGCGTCGTGAAATCCCATTCCGCTGGCGAGGACGTGCGGCTCGCCAATCCGACGATCCTCGCCCTGTAAGGAGACATCGTGCCCGAGGCCTATCCCACGCCCCTCGCAGGGCAGAGGCTCACCGCAGCCCTGTTGCGGTCTATGCAGCCCCTGGTCTTGCGGAAGACCTCGGACACCGCCCGCGCAGCGACGACGACCACAACGGCGGACCCGCATCTGCAATTCACTGCGGAGGCGGGCGCGGTCTATGCGTGGAGTGGGTGGATTAAGTACGACGGGCCTACCGCCGGTGACTTGGTGGTTACGTTCGTCGCCCCGACGGGATCCCTCGGGTCGTGGGGCGGTCACGGTGTCGGTTCGACGATCATTGGTGCGACGTCCACACCAACTCTGGAGATCGATACGTCACGCGCTAATGGCTACATGATCAGGCCCGAGTCGAATGATGTGACTCAGCTCCGCACGTACGGGTGCTTGGGTGTCGGAAACTTTTTGACCGTGTTCCTCAACGGCACCTTGCGTGTGGGTGCGACGGGCGGGACGTGGTCTCTGAGTTGGGCGCAGTCCGTATCGAATGCGACTGCTACCACCTTGTATACGGACAGTTGGATTTCGCTCCAGCGCATTGCCTGAGAGGAGAGCATTGTGGCTGCCACGTATGTGATCACCGGGAAGAACTCCAGTGGGGAGCCGATTGTGTCGGTGATGATTTCCGGGGTCGATCAGGAGACGCAGGTGGTGCAGGACATTGATGTTGTGAACGCTGTACGCGTCTTTCTCGCGGGCACGGCTGGTGTGAACAGCGTGGTGGCGCAGCGGTACGAGCAGGTCATCACCGTGATCTGAGGTTTCTAAGGAGATCCGCACCGGGACCACTCGGGCAGATCGGCGAGACGAACCGTATCGTCTCCTGTAGCGAAAGAAGGAGTCTGACCATGGCCGAACTGTGGATGCCTGGGGCGATACGCGCGGACGTCGGCGGCCACGCCGTATGCGACACGCAGTACCCGGCGAAGGCGATCGCGCACATCACATGGGACAAGAACGCCACCGCGGCCAAGCCCGTCGACCTGGTGCCGTTCGCCAACCTGAAGGCGTACTTCACCGGTGGCGGCGTGGGCATGGCCCCGCACATCCTGTGGTCGCCGTTCACGGGGGAGTTCGCGCAGTTCTACCCGGCCGACTCCCGGTCCAAGAGCGTCGTCGACTTGGCCGGCGGGACGCGAACGAACCGCGCGGGGAAGGTCGTGATCCAGGTCGAAGCGCTGTTCTTCCCGTACTGCCGGGTCGACGGCAAGGTCTACGCGAC